CGCGCTGGCCAAGGACGTCGAGGACATGAGCGAAGCGCACCGCCGCGTCGCGGCGCTGATCGTGCCGGGCGCCGGGCAGCGCTCGCCGCGGCGTACGGGTGCGCTGGCCGCGTCATGGCGGGCGGAGGCCACCAAGATCGCGGCCGGCGTGGCGTCCGGCGTGCCGTATGCCGGGCCGGTCGAGTACGGCGCGCGCGGCATTCCCGGTGCGCGGATGGTGGCCGATACCATCGCCGAACTGACCGACGCCATCGTTGACGAGTACGACAAGGCCATCACCGAGAGAGGGCAGCGGCGTGGATTCGGAACTGACTGAACCGCGGGCGGTGACGTTGACACTGGCCGGCATCCGCGGGCTGACGGTGCTGGAGATCGCGCGCGCGTGCGCGATCAGCGGCGTGCGCAGCGCCGACGCGGCGCGCCTGCTGCGCGGCCTGAATGATCCGGCCGGCGACCCGGGCGACCTAGAGCGCGCCACCGAACTGCTGTACGCGTGCGCCATGCAACTGGAGCGCCGCCGCGATCCGGCCTTGACGTGGGAGACGGCGCAGACGTGGCGCCTCACCTTCGACCTTGATCACACCGACCCGATCGCCGATGCCGAGGCCGAGGCCAGCGTATCGGCCGCCATTGCCACCGGCCTGCCACCATCGGCGGCCGGCGCGCTGACCATGGCGCAGGCCGAAGCGTATGAGAATCGGGCGCGCGAGCTCGCCGCCGCGGGCAAGGGCTGACCGATGGCCGTAGGGCTGACCGTCGAGATCAAGGGCGATACGTCGAACCTTGACAAGGCGCTCGACAAGAGCAAGGGCGGCGTCGGCGGCTTCGGCGACATGTTGGCCAAAAACGCGTTGCCGATCGCGGCCGCCACGGCCGGCGTCGGCGCGCTTGTCGTGGGCGTGGCCAATCTGACGCAAGCGGCGGCGGCCGACGCCGCCGAACAGGAGAAACTAGAGGCCGTCATCCGGGCCAATGGCGCTGCCACCGCCGAGAGTACGGCGCAAGTCGAAGCGGCCATCGCGGCCGGGCAAGAAAAGGCGTTCACCGATTCGGAGACGCGCGCCGGGCTGGAATCGCTGATCGTGGCGACCGGCGACGTGGGCGTGGCCACCGACCTGTTGACGCAGGCACAAGACCTTGCGCGCTTCGCCGGCGTTGATCTGGCCACCGCCGCCGATGCGGTGGCCAAGGCGCAGGCCGGGCAGGACGGCGCCATCCGCAAGCTGGTACCCGGTCTCGAAAAGGGCGCGACCGCATCCGACACGCTGGCCGCCGCTTCGGCGGCCGCCGCTGGGCAGGCCGACATATACGCCGATTCGGCGGCCGGCATGGGTAGCCGCGCGTCGGATGCCTTCGGGGAGATCGGCGAGACGATCGGCGCCGCGTTTCTGCCGGTGCTTGAGGAAGTGCTGCCCGAACTGCTGCCGATCCTGAAAGCCTTCGGTGAACTGGTCACCGCGCTGCTGCCGCTGCTGATTCCGCTGGTCAAGACGCTGGCATTCATTCTCGGACTGGTGGCCAAGGCGCTGGCCACGGTGGTGCGCGACCTTGTCGGATTCGTGACATGGGTCGGTAACGCGATCGGTGCGGTCGGAGACTTTCTGGAGGCGGCCAACCCGTTTCAGAACTTCCGATTCCCTGAACTGCCGTTCGGCATCGGCAGCGCCGCCACGGCCGGCACGCGGGCCCGTAGCGGGCGCAGCGGCGGCGCGGCGCCGGTCACCATCAACATTTCCGGTGCGCTTGACCCGGAGGGCGTGGCGCGCTCCGTGTCGCGCGTCCTGACGCAGCACTCGATCCGCATGGGCCGATCGTCGGCATTGAGTACCGGATGACGCTCCCCGACGTGACCATCGAGATTGACGGCGCGCCGGTCGAGTGCGATGTATTACAGGCCGTCATACGCCACGGCCGCGATGATCCGAGCTCGCATCCGGAGGCCGACGCCGCGACGCTGGAGATCATCGGCGCCATGCCGGCCGGCGCCGTCATCGGCGCACCCTTGACGGTGTACGCGCTGGAGCCGATCACGGCCACACCGATTCCGCGCTTCGCCGGCCGGATCAGTGACGTGCGCATCGGCTTCGAAGACGTCGACCTGCCATCCGGCACCCTGATCGCGGTCGGTGAATTGGCCGACATGGGCCGCCGCGTCATCGGCGCCGCACCATACCCGGCCGAAGCGGACGGAACGCGCGTCAACCGGGCCATCGTGGCCGCCGGCGTGAGCACTGACCCGATCCGATCCGACCCGGGCTATCTGGGCGTGCTGGCGCGCGACGTCGACGCGCAGCCGGCGCTCAATATCGCGCGCGACGCGGCCACCGATGGCGGCGGTTTCGTATGGCAGGCCACCGATGGCGCCGTGCTGTACGCCGATGCCTTCCATCGCCGTGCGCCGGCCGTGTCATTCGCGCTGGAGGCCTGCGACCTGCCCGTATCGCTGGCGTGGCAGCAAGGACTGGAGGGCATGGCCAATGACGTGCGCGTCCGCTACGGCTCGGCCACACCGCAACCCGAAGTGAGCGCCAGCGACCCGGCCAGCATTGCCGAATTCGGCACGCATGGCGCCAGCCTGTCTACCCGCATTGCGGGCGTATCCGATGCGCAGGAGCGCGCAAACCTGATCGTGGTGCGCCAGAGTACGCCGGCGTGGACGCTATCAAGCCTTGCCTTCGCGCTGGAGTCGCCGGGCGTTGACGTGGCGCTGACGGTCGATCTGCTGCGCGCCGAAGTTCACGACCTGATCAACGTGACCGGCATGCCGGCCGGATCGCCGATGGCGTCGGCCATGGTGTTTGTGGAGGGCTGGACGGAGACGATCGTGGCCGGCGGCTGGACGCTTGAACTGGCCGTATCAGACTACTGCCGCACCGCGCCGGCGCCACAATGGGACGACGTCGCACCGGGCTGGACGTGGGACGGCCTTGATCCCGGGCTGACGTGGGACGCGATCAGTTGCTTGCCGCCATTCGTGAGCGGTGCGCCGGGCCGCTGGGTTGACGTGCCGGCTTCGCTGCGCTGGGATCAAGTACCGCCGGCCACGACATGGGATACGTGGGTCATACCGACCGCATGAGAGGATAAGACTATGCCCGGCACAACTCCGAGTCTCGCGCTCCCGTATCCGACCGGTACCGATCGGGTCATGGATGGTGACAACGCCATACAGGCGCTGGCGCTGGCGGTCGAGACCGACCTTGGACGCCGGCTGCGCTTCAATCCGCTTACGACATCAATCTTCAATGGCGCCACGACCGCATCGGACATAACGGCGCTGGTGGCCGTCGGCGGCGGCTTGCCGGCCACGGGGACAACGCTGCTGATCGGCACGCTGCGCATTAGCGCCAGCGCCGCCGGCACGGCGCCATATCTGTCGGCTATCTCATATGCGAATCCCGGCGTATTGGGCGGTATCGCGTATGCGCAGGCCGCCGGCCGCCTCAACGGCTCGCTGTTTGTGGTCGATCTTGGCGGCGTCGGCAATGCGCAAATGCGGTATGAAGTCAAAATCAATACCGGCGGCACGCTGACGTACTACGTAACGGCGCTGGGCTATCTGACATCGGCGCCATGAGCGGCGAACTGCTCGGGTTCGGGCTCGGCATCATCGTCGGCGCCGGGATCATCGCCATCGTGGCGGCGGTGGCCGTCGACCGCTATATGCGGCGCCCGAAGTGATCGAGTACGCGCACCCGCTCCGCGAGGGACGCGAGGCCCGCTACGGCGAACCGCCGACCATGCCCGACATTGACCCGCGCGCGCCGCGTGCGCCGCACTGGCGCCCGGCGTGGTGGCCAGTCTGGTGGCGCCATATCCCCGAACTGCTGGAGCGATACCGGAGTGACACGGAATGAAGTTCGGCAATCCGATTGCCGGCCGGCTGGGCGCGCTCGGCAAGCCTGACCCGGATTCGGGATGGGCAGTGACGCGCGGCTTTGCCGATAACTCCATGCCGCAGTACGGGCCGCATGATGGCCTTGACGTCGGCAACGGCGCGAGCGGCGGCGCGGTGCTGGCCATGGCCGACGGAACGGTGTATCAAGCCTTCTTCGATTCGGCATCCGGCGGCGCCGGCATCGTGCGCATTGACCATGGCGACGGATGGACGACCGGATACGCGCATATGGACACCATCGCCGTCCGCGCCGGGCAGGCGGTGAGAATGGGCGCCGAGATCGGCCGCCATGACACCACCGGCTGGGCCACCGGCGCCCACCTGCACTACGACATATCGGAGGGCGCATACCGCCGCGATCCGTGGCCGTATGCCAATCAACTGCTCGGCAGTTCGGAGGGATTCTGGATGCACACCTACGGCGGCGCAGACTTCGACGCCACCGACAAGCGCTATAAGACGTTGGCCGGCGCCCGCTTCCGGTCGGACACGTCAACATCGGCCGGCATCATCGAGGAATTCAGCGCCGGCGTGGCCGTGTCGCCACATGCCATCGTCAAGGGCGGGTCGGTCAATGGCGACGACCGATGGTATCTGGCATGGATGTATGCCGATAACAAGTACCGCATGGGCGCCTTTCACCGCTCGACGCTGGCGCCGGCGTGACGATCAACCGGCTGCTGGCCATCGCGGCGCTGGTGCTGGCCGTCGTCTCCGTATTCGTGGCCGGTCCGCTGCTGGCGCTGGCCTGCGTATGTCTGGCGCTGGCCGTCCTGCTCTAGCGCGTAGGCGCTGGCGCGTGTATGCTAGCGCGCATGAACAAACGACAGGCCTATACCCTTGCCGAAGCCGCGTTGCGGCTCGGCCGCCGGCCGGCCACGCTGCGCCAGCAGATACGCAACGGCAAACTGATCGCGTACAAGTTCGGCCGCGACTGGATCGTGGACGATCACGAAGTCGAGCGCTACGCGCTGGAGCACCGGCGCGCCGATCGCGACACCGCGCACCCGTCCGAGCAGCGCACCGGCGTCACGATTCCGTGAGCGAGCAATACGCGCTGGACCGGCCCGACGAAATGAGCGCGGCACTGGCGGCCGTTGTCGATACCGCCTGCGTGGCGCTCGAGGATCGCGTTGCGCTTTTCGCGCTTCTGCATCAAGTGCAGTTGCGCATCAATCGCGCACTACGGCAAGCCAAAAAGGACGGGCTTGTGGAGGAGATCGTGCGCGTCCATCCCGAGGGCATCGGGCCGGTGAGCGTGACGTGGGCGGCGATCGACGTGCGCTGGCCGGTCAATGACCCGGACAACTGGTCCGACGACATGTTGCAGGACGAGCTCGCCACCTACGCGGCCATCGCGCCGGCCTATATCCGCCACGTGCCGGACCATTACGAAATCGCGACCGCTGAACTAGGGCAGGGCATGGTGGACGCCGATCCGGTCGCGCGCCAGTTGCACCGCGAGGCCAAGGCGCGCCGTTGGCGCACCGAAGCTGGCCGCAGTGCGACGCTCAAGGTGCGCGAGGCGCGGCCATGACCATGGCCAAGCGGCTTGAGGATTACGTGCCGGTGCACGAACGGCTGGAGGCGTTCTATGCCAAGCATCCGGCCGGCTCGGTGCAGTCGGAGATCGTCGAACTGACCGATACGCGGGTGACGGTCAAGGCCTACGCCTACCGTGACAATGACGACCCGCGGCCGGGCATCGGCCATTCGTCGCTCGATATCCCGGGCGGCACGCCATACACCCGCGGCTCGGAGATCGAAAACGCCGAAACGTCGGCGTGGGGACGCGCCATCGCGGCACTGGGCTTCGAAGTCAAGCGCGGTATCGCCAGCGCCGAAGAGGCGCAGAATAGAGGGACGTCGGCGCGCGACCGTGGCCCGGCTTCGGCCGCGTCAATCCCGCACGGTCCCGCTTCGGCGCAGCGCACACCCGAAGAGCTCACGTTGCTTGACATGATCCGCGCCGCCGCGCGTGAGCACGGCATCGGACATTCGCAACTGGAGATGATCGCCGCCCGGGTCGGTGTGCCGCTGGGCGTGCATGCCAGCGCCGTGCAACTGAACGAGATTCTGACCCTGATCGAGACGCCCGGGTCGGGCGTACCGGCCACGGAGGATGACATTGCGTTCTGACACACGCCGCCCGGGCCCGTTCTACTGCGCCGTGCCACGTTGCGCCGACACCGCCGAAGGTGCCATCGAACTGCTATACGCCGATCCGCTGCGCCGCTACCTATGCGGCGTGCACCTTGCCAAGTTCCGCGAACTGCTGGCCGTGCTGCTGCATGAGCCGGCGCTGGCGCCGCCGGCCGTAGTGCCGGGCCAGACGGCCGCCTTCGGCGATGATTGACTATCACGAGCGGGCCAATGAGGCGTGGCGTGCGCAGTGTGCACTCATGGCGGCCGCTGCCGTCATATCCGGGCGGGCGTGCCTGACACCGATCGGCGCCGCCTATTTGGGCGTGTCGTGGTACGTCATGGCGCCATGGATGACGTGGTACTGACGCCGAAGGATTGGCAGGACCGGCGCAGCAAGGCGCATGAGCAAGGGCGCCACGTGCGGCCGCAGATTGACTGCCGCCGATGCTGGGATATGGGTGCATTCTCCGAGCCGGTACCGCCCGAAGATCAGCGGGTCGACCCGGTGCCACGCCATGACGGCCGGCATGGGCCGACGTGTCTGGCCTGCTATCCCGTATGACAATGTATGACAACAACCCTAGTGACACGGCGCGCCGGTCTGGCGTACCGTTCGCCAGACACAAAGAGAACAGGCGACTTGCGACCGCCTGTTCTCCGCGCCGATGGCAATGGCGCGGCCATACTACGACAGCCGTAAAGCCTAGGCTAGCCCTCACGGGCGAAGTGGTACGGATCGCATTACGGTCGGATGACACACCGACAACCCGGATGGGCCCGCCTGCGTCGTTCCTGCGGATGCCCGATCCGACTGACGGTATGGCCGGAGAGAGACCGGCTGCGCGACCCGCTCCCGATGCCGCCAGCGCCGCGATGGGTTTGCAAATGGGCAAGGGATACCGTCGACCCGATAAGGCGCAGGCTTGTGTGCATCGCCTGAACCGAAGCCGTGAGCGTTATACGGATTCGGCACACGGCGTCCCTGTAGCGGGCGCCGTGTGCCCTGCACACGCTCGCATTGCCGGATTCGTATGACGCCGCCCGTACCGGATGCAGTCTTACTCCGACGTTCGCGCGGTCCGGGCGACCCTGACGTATGGCGCTTACCAGATGGCACGATCAAACGGACGTGGCCCGAGTCTTATGGCCCGGCTGGCAAGCCAAATGCCCGAGCGTTCTGGCACGGGCGCAAGGTCGCAAAGCAACGACAATGACCCGCACCTATCACGACAACGAAGCAAGCAAGAGGGAGACACCGTGACTGACAAGCCGACACCCGAGCCGATCCCTGATCCGACACCCGAGCCAGTACCCGACCCGGTACCCGATCCGGTGGCAGGCAGTGAGGATGCCGAAGCGGTCGAAGAGGACGACGACGGCAGCGAAGAGCCGACGCCCACACCGACCGAGCCGGCGTGATCCTGCCGTCCACCCTGCGGCGCTCCGACGCGGCGCGTCGCAGGGTTCGCCGTTACCTGATCGCGCGCGATGGGCTGACCTGCCAGCGTTGCGGTGAACCGATCCGCGACAAGCCAAGCATTGGCCATCGCATCGCGATCGCGAGAGGCGGCAGCGATCACGAAAGCAATCTCGGACTCGAACACTTGACGTGCAACGTGCTGGGAGGCGCCGGCTTTTTCAGTAGCCCGGGAGAGTCTAGGCAG